ATTGATTGCTGACTGAGGTCCAATCTTCAAGGTTTCCCAGTCGACAGTACTTGTAAAACTTTCCATACGATTACTTCTCATTTTTACACAGTTGAATGTCATGCACTCATCCTGCTGTTCCCATGTCTCTAATGCATAGGCAGCATCTGCTGCATCAAGAATACCTTTTGCAAACCTAGCTTCTCCACTTGCATCCGTCTGATACGGAGCAAAGACAAGCGTTTCGTACTCTTGTGCATACATCTTCATTTTCTTACTGACTTCTATCTGTTCTGTCCAGTCATACTGACCTGAGCGACTTGGTGCATTGTGGCGACGAACTTGGTTTAGATAGTCTACTATTACTACTCCGACATCTAGTTGGTTTACTTTCTTATCTAATTCAGATTGAATCTTAGAAAGTGTAAGGGCTGGATCGTAAATGACATCTAACTGTCTTTCTTTATGTAAAGGAAGTTTTGTTAGATTCTTATGGAATGTCTCAAAGTCATGAGTTTTTTGAAACTCTGGCAATAAGTCATGTCCACCGTCAAAACGACCTGCCCACCATCCGCCAACCATGTTCCATTCTTGAGCAGAAAGCATTTTGCTTCTTAGTCTGGAGAATGGAATCTTTGTAGCAATAGAACATATTCTTTGAAGTATTGATCTACTATCCATCTCAATAGTAAAGTACAAGGCACTACGCCCTGCTTCATATACATTGGATGCTAGATTACAACAAGTCAAAGACTTTCCTGAACCTCGTCGTCCGCCCACAAGCACTAAGTCTTTGGGAGAGAACTTGATTTGTGAGTCGTACTCACTATTGAGTCCTAAGGGTAAATACTTCGCTAGTTCTGTGTCATCCTCGAATAATGATATGCTCTGCATACTTTCTTCGGGTGGTTTCACATCTACCTTATCACTTACCCTTAAAACTATTTCTTGTAGTTGTTCTATGTTTTCTTCTGCACTAGCCATTGCGACTGTGTTATCTATGTATGTATCAAGCTCGTCTAGGATTTCTACTTGTGCGTATTCATTTTTTAAATAGTCAAGCAAAAGCCAAGCGTCTACCTCGACATCTATAGATTCGATTGCAAATATTTTTTCTTGGAGTTGTCGATCTCGGACTTCGTATTGGAGATCTTCGAATTGAGGGAGGTCTTGATAATTATCTATATGCTTATCAAGGATGCGGAAAATTGACTGGTACTCGCCAGGTAGGTAATGTTCTTTTAACTTAGACCATGTGTCTAAATCTTTTTGAACTATAATCTGTTTTAAAAGCGCTGACGCTATATTCAATTGACCTCTCCCAAAGTAATAAAAAACGGGCAGGGGCGAACCCCTGCCTTAAACTAATCAAAAGACTAGGTAATTAACCGATATCTTTTTTAGCTGCGCCGTTGTAGTCAGAACATTGTAGTCCTCGTCTTGTCAACATAGTTTTTACGCCACGAACTGTTTTGCCGATTTGGTCAGCAATTTCTTCTACAGTGTGTGAAGCAACATCTACATCAGCAAGTACGTCAGCTTTGCTTGATCCTTTTGTTTCTTTTTGCTTTGGAATAGCGTTAATCTCACCACTTCTTAAAAGTGAAAGAGCTTTTCCTCTGATTGAGTTTACAGATTTGCCAAGTGCGTCAGCGATTTCTTCTACGAAAGATCCATCGTTAACCATTGATACAAATGTGCCTTCTTCTTCAGGAGTATAAGTTCTAACTGTTTCAACTTTAGGAGCAGGCTTAACATGAGAAGTTAATTCCATTGATAAGATTTTTCCTTGAATTGATTTAGCAGAGAACGATCCGCCGTCAAAGTTTGATGCAATTTCTGCATATGTGTAAGAGCCGCTGTTGTCAGTAACAAAGGCTTGTAAAGTTGCTTCTTGCTCGTCTGAGAAAGACTTAGAAGCAGATGCTGAAGCTAATTCAACATCAAATCCCATTTTTCTCAATTTGCTAGAAACTGATCTTGTTGATGTTTCTAACTCATCAGCTGCGTTAGCAACTGTTGATTGAGATATAGGGCTTTCAGAACCAACAAAGTCTGTTAGTTGTTGAGTTCTTTCATCTGTCCATTTAGGTAATGCCATTTTTTATTCCTCTATAATTTGTTTTAGGTTGTTAAATATTTTTATCCCGAGTTGTTCTGCTTTTTTAGTTTTTGCACTTTCGATTCCACTCTCATTGAGTAAGATTGTTACATCCTTTGTTAAGGAACTCTTTAACAATGAAGCCATACTTTTCTAATACTTGAGTAGCGGCTGCTTTAGTAGGGTAAGATTTCAACTTACCACTAATGCAAACTGTTCCCTTAGTGTCGTCAAGACTGACTTTTGCCTGCGTTTTACAAGTAAAAGAAAAGGGAAGTTCATTATAGCCGTGGTCAATAAAAGTACCAACTAACCAGTCATAAAGATTCGACGCCGCTTTCGGACCCAGACCTGCCTCTATACATATCTCTGGGGTTATCTCATATAATGATGAGATGTGTTGTGCTAATTTATTAGTGGCACTTGAGCCAATCAGCGGTATCGAAAAAGCTGGTAATAGAGTTATAAGGTCGACACTCTTTGATTTCTGTATCTCGTTGTGTAGTTTCGTACCTAGTTTCTCTGAATCCAAGCATAATGATATTTCTTCTTGGGATAAAGAATAGATATCATGTAAGTCAAATAGATCAAGTCTAGCTATAGTAGCTGGACCGAGTCCTTTGATTTTTAAAGTTTTTGCAAAGTGTTCGATACGCTTTGCAGATTTAGCAGAGCAAGAGTCATTCAGACAGAATAACTGATCGTTTACAAACTCCAGTACACTGTTACATGCTGGACAATTTGTTGGCGGTACTATCTGTCTCAAAGTTTCTCTTTCTCCTAAATATGATATTATTATATCAAACGAGAGAGGAAAAGTCAAGAACTTTTTTTCGGAAAGTGGGATAAAATAAGGGATGAAATTTCGAAACACTCCGTATGCCCACCAAACTTTTGTTTTGGTTTATAACTTTCGTGTTTGAACTCCTCGTGTAGCTGTTGTTCGTATTTCCAACAGTTATAGATTGTATCGTGATAGGTTCGTTGAATACGCAACTCATACCCTTTAAAACCACGACTTCTTTTGATTACATGCCGCCAGTCTTTACCACTAGCGATACCAACTTTGATGCACTCACGCTCAAAGGTTTTTGTGTTTACTAAAATAACTCCATATAACACACCCTCTCTTTCTTTTTCTTCAGGTCTGTTATCGAAGTATGTTTGGTTATAGACTCCTCCGCTCACCACTTCAATCCATTATCAAGAGCATATCTACATCCTTGATAGAAGTCTCTATCTTCTTCGGATATAAAATGCCACTTGTAGTTTACTGAGTAAAGTTTCTTTTCTACTTCTTCGGGGTGAGTAAGATGCATTTGTTTATTCATCATTTCTTCTAACTCATCAAACTGTTTTGTGATTAATGCTTTGTAATCTTCTACTTTACTCATTTCATCCAGTACCTCTTAACTGGTGGATTGATTGGTTTCTTTTCTTTGGGGTATCTTTTCATAAGTTTGCCACAAGAATGACATCTTAGATTTATCTGTAATAACTCACACATTGCCTCGTCTTTTGGTAAAGCAAAGCATGTATGGGGATGAAACATTTCTGTGGGTAAAGGAAATCCTATGTGTTTCATCCGACAACTAAGTCAATGAGAAAGAAACTCAAGAACATAAATGTGAGTGCACCTAATTGTACTAGTGACATTATAGCTACTTGTTTCATTGGGTGTACGTCTACAATTTTTTCAATCCAATCTTCACTAGGAGATAGATTTGCAACTTGTAATAATTTTTCTTCTTTCATTCAGTTTGTGATTTACCTTGTTTTTTCATCCACTCTCTATGAGTTGGTTGTTGTTTCATTATATGACGATTACGCAAGAATGCTTGTCGTAGCTCGTCATTCATTTTCTGTGATTTAGTTAATGGTTTCATTACCTTTTGTTTCTTTGGTGGAAATAACCACTGTATTATTTTAATTGCCATTTATCGCAAGTCTCTTCTGAAAGTACAAATGCTGTGTACTTGCTTACCCTGCACCAGCCTTCGCTGAGTTTAGGAGTTATTTCATGCACTGGATCGTAAAATTTACACTCCGCGCATGGTTGGTTTGGCATTGGATTAAGTCTTTTTAACTTAAGCTTTTTCATTGCATAGAAGTTCGTACTCAGTATAACCTCCGATTGCCTTTGCTACTTCAGTTTCAAACACGGGGTGTCCGTCATTATCTACCTCTGTAACTACAATCTGTGGAAAGGTTTTAGCTGTTGGGAACTTTTCCATAAACTCTGGAAACTCAAAATCTAATCCAAGTTGCATATAAGTATAATCATGTCCCATTCTTTCTGCAAGATTCTTTGCTTTTACGCAGTAAGGACACCCTTCTTTACTATAAATTTCTACTATCATTTTATATTCCATTGGCTATTGCCATTCTTTTCGTTAAACTTCCGCACTAGAAATTTAAAGTTATTTATTAAATATGTAGGATAGTCGTCCGCAACAGAATAGAAAGAACTATTCTCGTCACAGTGATCAAGCCACATTCTACTTACAAAGCCCTCAAATTTGGGACTAAATATTTCTGTAAATGCTTCTCTTTTCAATCAACTCTCCTTACAACTTGGGGTATAATCTCCCCTGCTCTTACAACTTCTACCATACATCCGATCTCGAGACCGAGGTCTTCGATGATTCCAATGTTATGTAGAGTTGCTCTTGCTACTCTTGCACCATCAATGTCTATAGGATCTAGTATTGCTACTGGGGAAACATTCCCTGATTTTCCTACTTGCCATACAACATCAATGAGTTCTGTGACTACACCTTCTTGTTTTACTTTCTTTGCAAATGCTCCTCTTGGGTGATGGGAAGTATATCCTAATTCTTCGAAAGCATCATTACTAATTATTCTCCATACTTCTCCGTCTTGGGGAAACATAGGATAATTACTATCAATGATTGTTTCAAATCCACACTGATTAAGAAATTCCATGTCATCAATAAAATCTTCTGTTGGATATGGTTGTACCCCATACGCAATGAAAGTTAAATCTCTATTCTGAAACTCTATCACATCA